AAAAGTAATTGATGTCAACTGTTATCCTATTAAGAATCCGTAACCAGTTCCACCAGCTACTGCCATCGAAACTTCGACTTCGAGTTTTTCCATCTCCTGTTGAGCTTCTGCTTTTAGACTAGATCCATTTAGAGTTGTGCCGCCTTGCGGGCCTGCAATAGTAGCAAACTTTTCTCTTGCTTCGCCTAGCATATATTTGCAGGCAGCAAGAGTATAATCTTTAATCCACTGCTTGGCTTGATAGTCAGATAACAATTGTGAATCAGGACGATAATTATAACAGAACAGCAGTACTTCTTCGGCACCTCTTGGTCTTTGCAATATAGTTAATCGTTTAGTAGTGCTATTCCATGTAAACTCAATAAAGCTACCAAACATACGTCCTACTAATTCTTGTTGGCCGGCAAACAATTCATAAGTTGCCAGGCCACCCATGCCGCTACCGGCTAACAAATAGGTATTAGTGTATGCAAGGTTAAAAGGTTCGTACAATGTTCCGCCATCGCCTCCGCCACTTCTACTTCCTACACTGCGTCTAAAAATTTGACGGACTTCGGTTATTTCTGCTGGCATTATATAATCGTTTTGATCTTTTACCAAAGGAAGAGTAACATAACTTTCCTCAACACTATGATCACTGCGCATACGGTAACGGGTTAATGCTTTGGTTAATGCAGTTTCGTAATGTATCGGATCTAATTCAACATCTACCATACCGCCGCCAAGGAATGCGTGAACATAATTAAATACTTCTTGTTTTTTTGTTACTAATTCGTTATCGGCCATAATTGTTCTCCAAATGTATTTATGCTAAATATTAGTATGCCAAGACTTAGTTTATATAGACCAAATAAAACAGCCGATTACGAATTTATAGACAGAGTCGTCTACGAACAATTTAGTGTTGGTGGAACTGATGTGTTTATTCACAAATATTTAGGACCAAAAAATCCTAGCAGCGAAGATGCAACAGCTGATCAACCTCAATATGATGTTGTTAAAGAAACAAATATACAAGACATGTTGTTCCTAGAAAACAGAGATAGAAAATATGATCAAGACATTTACACCATTAGAGGCGTATATAATGTTAGTGATAACGATTTTAACCTAAGCCAATTTGGTTTATTTTTAAGTAACGACACGTTGTTTATGACAATACACATTAATTCAAGTGTAAAGACACTGGGTAGAAAAATTATAAGTGGTGATGTTATCGAATTACCCCATCTGATTGACGAATATGCATTGAATGATTATAATGTTGCATTGAAAAGATTTTATGTTGTTGAAGACATTACAAGAGCAGCAGAAGGGTTTAGTCAAACTTGGTTTCCGCATCTGTATAGAATCAAGTTAAAACAGATCATCGACAGCCAAGAATACAAAGACATACTTGACTTGCCTGCCGGTGACGATGCCGGCAGTACACTTAGAGATTTATTAAGCACATACGAAAAAGACATGCAAATTAATAATGCAGTTATTGCCCAAGCAGAGGCAGATGCAGGAAAAAGCGGATACAATATCAATCATTTGTACACATTGCAAGTAGATGAAAACGGAAATCCAGAATTAATAACCACAGATTTGTCAACAATTGATGCAAGTTCAGGAATATTAGCAGACAGGATTACCAAATCGCCTGAACGTGCAGGATACGATGGATATCTATTAGGAGACGGATTGCCTCCAAACGGAGAAGCATTTGGCAGTGGCATATCATTTCCAATGGACAACACAGAAGGCGATTATTACCTAAGAACTGATTTTATGCCAAATAGACTTTTTAGATTTAGCGGAACAAGATGGATCAAAGTGGAAGATAATGTAAGACAAACATTGAGTAATACCGACACAAGAGCTACTCAAAAAGGCACGTTTATCAACAATGCTACTGTTAATACTATCGGCGGAGATCAAGTTGAAGAAAGACAAAGCTTGTCGAAAGCACTTAGACCAAAGGCAGATAATTAATGGCTCAGCATTTTTATGACGGTCAGATAAGACGTTACATCACACAAATTGTTAGATTAATGAGTAATTTTAGTTACAAAGACGGCGACGGTAATTTGCGTCAAGTACCTGTTAGCTACGGTGACCTAACCCGTCAGGTTGCAAGTATTATGCGCGACAACAGTGAAAACAAATTGCCCAGTGCTCCACGGATGGCAGTATATGTTACTGGTTTGGAAATGGACAGAACTCGTACTGGCGATAGTAGTTATGTCAACAAAGTACACCTAAGGGAACGTGCGTTCGATGTTGATGGTCAGGAATATTTAAATGAACAGGGCAAAAATTATACTGTTGAACGCCTGATGCCAACTCCTTACACACTAACAGTGAATGTCGACATTTGGAGCAGCAATACAGATCAAAAACTGCAAATATTAGAACAAATTTTAATGCTGTTTAATCCAAGCCTAGAAATACAAACCACAGATAACTATATTGATTGGACAAGTTTAACCACAGTAAACTTAGAAAGAACTGAATTCAGTAATCGCAGTATTCCAGTGGGTGTTGAGACCGAGATCGATATTGCCACACTGGCATTTAGTACTCCAATTTATATTAGTCCTCCTGCAAAGGTAAAAAGATTAGGAGTTATCACTAGTATTATTACAAATATTTTTAACGAAGAAAAGGGCACCATTGATTTAGGATTATCAAGACCAACAATCAACGAATACGATAGTAATCCTCGGCCCGTTGAAAAAACAACCACAATCGACGGCGGAATAACATCAAGCGGATTGGTTGTTGATACTGGAATAATATCATCTAAAACTCAAATCGATGCAATAAATTCGTCTAGAGTTACGTTAATCGAAACTTTTAAAAATTATGGTGTGTATATAGAAGGCAATACAGCTAAAATAGTTTATCAAAACACAATAGGTCAAGTATCTTGGAGAGCTTTGCTGGAAGCATATCCTGGAACATACAAGGCTGACATAAGTCAAATACGCTTACGCCAAGCTGATAGTACAAATTATACAATCGGCACTATTTCGTTAAATCTAATAAACGAAACGCAATTATCTATTAACTGGGATACAGATACATTACCTTCTAGTGATATCTTAGAAGGACCAGCAAGAAATCCAAACAGTTGGAGTACGTTAGATTTTATTATAGATCCATCTCGATGGAACCCAGAAGAATACAAAGTATCTGGGTTAAGATTATTAATCTTAACCGATGTCGGAGACGAAATAAACACAGATGGTCCGGACGCATGGAAATCATTACTTGGCCAAGATTTTGTGGCTGACGCAAACGATATCATCGAATGGGACGGCTCTAAGTGGAATATAATATTTGATGCTAGTGCTACTTCCGATATTGTATATATCAGTAATTTAAATACTGGTGTGCAGTATAAGTGGACTGGAGAAATGTGGATCAAAGCATACGAAGGCGAATACTCAGAAGGTACATGGATGATCTATTTAGACGCATAATTACTTGTATGAAGAAAATAGTTTGTAGCGGTGCTCTGTTTTATACCTTAGATACCAATAGACTTTTGTTGTTACACAGAACACAAAGTAAACAAAACAATGTATGGGGTCTAGTTGGTGGTACCAACGAGGATCTGGAAACTCCTTGGGAAGGACTCAAAAGAGAAATACAAGAAGAAATTGGAAGCTTACCCGAGATTAAAAAAACTATTCCGTTAGAAACATTTGTAAGCAACGACGATCACTTTAATTTTCATACATATTTGTGTGTAGTTGAAAAAGAATTTATTCCAGTATTAAATGATGAACACGATGGATATGCATGGGTAAGCTTTGGTAATTGGCCAAAGCCATTGCATTTGGGTTTAGCAAATACTCTACGCAGTAAGACCAATCAACAAAAGTTAGAAACTGTTTTTAAACTTGTGGAAATGATTTCTTAAACTGTTTTTCTAACCAATTAAAATCATTTATTTTACGCAATGCCTCTGTATTTTCTTTGTTGCGTTCTCCATATTCGCGTCCTAGAATTGCTCCAGAAATACAGTATTCACCAAACGGTTTAGTTGCGCCACGTGTACACCATACATTTAATCTAAATTCTGTTTCCTCGTCTAGCTGACCATTAATTGTTCTACTAGAAAGTTTTACTGTTTCACGGAATGCACTACGCCACGTACTAAATTCATCTGTATTAAATTGTGTAATATTACTGATGCGATTAATTGACTTGAACATTTTACTAATACTTGTTGTCATATCTGCTGTATCAGTATTCATATTAACAGTTAAATTACGTGGCAATAATTTTACTGCGCCATATCCGTATACCAAGCCGTTTATAGGATTTTGAGATTTCCATACATGAACAGTCTTTTTACTATCTGGGTCGTATGCAGGAACATAATAATCAAAAGTAAATTTATCAATTATTTCTGCATCAGCATCTACTACCCAAAACATATCAGTAGTACAAAGCTTTGCAGCTTCGATGTGCGCTTGATGTATTCCATTAACGCCGTGTACTCTTTTTGCCCGAGGAAAACGTGTTAACAAATTATTGTAATTAACGTCGGCATGTTCCTCGTCCTTGCTAATGAATACTATGTCATATAGGTTAGGCGTACTTGCTGTAATATCATACTGTTTTTTATTAGCTAAGAATCGCATGTTTATTTCGCGTTCTGTGATTAATGTTTTTTTACTTACCAAAGAGATACCGTCCCATGCTGTGCCATTTTTAAACACATGATTTGTTTCACGGTCAAACCATTGATTATGAGTAAAATATAGATCAAATTTAAAATTAGGATCTACATTCACTTCAGGCGGAATCATCCAAAACATTTCTGTCTTGCTAGTTCTAAGTGCAAACTCATAGTCGTTGTATGTATCAATTACAAACTGATCATATACAGCTGGACCACTTGCAAGTATGCTGTGTTCTTTACGTTTTGTTACCAGTCTATGCTCGATTTCTTTTTGAGTCAACAATGCGTGTTTGCTCAACAAAAACAATCCGTTGTGATAATCTATGTTGTCTACACGATGTACAAACGTATGATTTATATTACGATCGTATGTGTTGTGATGACTAAAGTACATATCAAAATCAAAGTCTTTGACTGTTCTAATATTATGTGTTGTGGCCCAAAACATGTCAGTTGTACTATTTTCAATTGCATCTAAATAGTTATCGTATGTTTCGACAACAAACGTTTCATAACGTTTAGGATTGCTTGCTACAATATTCCAGTCCTTTTTGTTTATATAAAATCTATTTTCGACTTCTTTTTGTGTAGCCGGAGCATGTTTACTGAATAATACAATACCGTCTCTATGCTCGCCATTCAACAGCACATGATTTACAGTTCTATCATATTCATTGTCGTGTGTAAAATATAAATCAAAATTAAAGTTTATATCAACATCATCAGGAACACCGTAAAACATTTCTGTAGTACTTTTTTCCAATGCAGCAACATAATCGTTATAATTATTGATTGTAAATATATTGTATTTTTGTTGTCTCGATGCAACAACATCCCATTCTTTTGCATTTACAAGATGACGATATTCCACTTCTTTCTGGGTAAGTGGAATATGTTTGCTGCATAAGAATACGCCATTGCGTTTGCCACAGTGTAAAAAGTTATGATTTTGTTTTCTGTCATATTCATTTTCGTGTGTGAAATACAAGTCGGGAATTTCAGCAGTTATGTTTCTACTGCTCATCCAGAACATTTCTGTAACACTATTCTTCAATGCATCTAGATATTCGTCATAGCTGTCAATTTCAAAAACATCATATGTTTTTGGTGTACTGCCTACTATGTCCCATTCCTTGGCATTTACAAGATGACGGTGTTCCACTTCTTTTTGTGTAAGTGGAACATATTTACTACACAAAAATAGACCGTTGCGTTTACCACAGTGCAGGAAATTGTGATTTTGTTTTCTATCATACTCATTGTCGTGTGTAAAATACAAGTCAGGAATTTCAGCAGTTATGTTTCTACTGCTCATCCAGAACATCTCAGTGGTTGAGTTTTCCAATGCTTCTAGATATTCGTCGTAGTTATCAATTTCAAATACGTCATATGACTTAGGACCACTTGCAACAATATCCCATTCCTTTGCATTTACAAAATGACGATGCTCGACTTCTTTTTGAGTGAGAAAGGCGTGCTTACTACACAAAAATAGACCATTGCGTTTGTTGTTGTGATGCAAAAAGTTGTGATTTTGTTTTCTATCGTACTCGTTGTCGTGCGTGAAATACAAGTTGGGTATATCAGCAGTTATATTAGCACTACTCATCCAGAACATCTCAGTGGTTGAGTTTTCTACAGCATTCAAGTATTCGTCATAGCTGTCGATTTCAAATACGTTATAATTAACGCCAGCACTTCCTATAATGTCGTGTTCGATACGTTCTGCAGGAAATCTATATTCAACTTCGCGTTCAGATAAAAGATTACGCTTATTACACAGAAACAATCCGTTATACAGCGTTTCATTTTGTACTTGATGAACAAATGCGTGTGTTTTACTTTTATCTTGTGTTTGATGGTGGTTAATATAGTATGTGCTGAGTAGATCGTTATTGGGAGTAATATTTCTACTGCTCATCCAGAATAGTTCTGTTGTGCTGTTTTCTACAGCATTCAAGTATTCGACATAACTGTCAATTTCAAAAACATCATAAGGCTTGGGTATACTTGCTACTATAGGCCATTCTTTTTTGTTGACGTAAAATCTATGTTCAAACTCGTTTTCAGTTATATCAACATTCTTGCTAAACAATGCAACACCGTCATAGATATCGTTGTTTAAAAATACATGGGTTATATTTCTATCGTATTGATTGTGATGAGTAAAGTAAGTTTCAAAATTAAAATCTACAATTATATCAGTGGGTACACACCAAAACATATCTGTCTTACTGCGTTGTTTTGCCAGTTTGTAGTCTGCGTAATTATTGACTACAAACTGTTCAAACTTTTTTGGCCTACTTGCAAGTACCTCGTGTTCTTTTTTATTTGTATAAAATCTATGATTAAATTCTTTTTCAGTAACAGGGCTGTGCTTGCTAAACAGTGCAATACCATCATATGCTGTGTCATTTAAAAACACATGGTTTGTGGTTCTGTCGTATTGGTTTCTATGTTCAAAGTATGTGTTGAACACAAGACTATTTTCAACAATTACATCATCTGGTACCCACCAAAACAAATCGCTCTGTTCGGTTTCTATTGCAGTTGCATATTCTTCATAATTTTTAAAATGATACATTGGATATTGCTTAGGATAGCTTGCAACTATTTGCATTTCTTTTTTATTTGCAAAGTATCTGTACTTTAGTTCTTTAGCTGAAGGTTCGTAGCTTTTTGGTGCTAGAATAATTCCATCTCGGTGACTGTTTCCATTTACAAAAACATGTGTAAATTTGTGACTCCAATCATCTGGCTGATAGCTAAACTTAAATATTGTACTAACTTCTACGTCGTCAGGAACAACCCAAAACATATCTGTTTCTGACAATCTTCTTGCTTGTTCATAGCTGCTCACACATTGTATATTTTTAAAACGTTTGGCAAGATCCTTATACTGTTGGGTTTCTTCGCCAATATAAAAAATATCAAAGACTGTTTTTCCTTGATAAAAATCGTAAATTCCGCAAATATGATTGTGTGTTGTTTTTTTATCAGTAACAATACGGGTAGGCACCAGTTGTACTTTTTTCCAACTTTTAATGCGCTTGCTTGATTTGTAAATATATGGAAATAAATGTATACTATCTTTTTGGTCGCTGCTTGGTCTAAAAAACCAAGGGAAACTATTCAGTGTTTGGATACCTTCTTCTACTAACCATACAAATTCGTGCTTGTCTGCATACTGCTTGACAACACTATAATCTTCTACGTCAGTAGTATAATGAACAGGAAACTTTTCTAAAATATGATTTTTTAGAACATCCTGTGCTTGATATGTTTTTTTTCCAAATCTTTCAAACTTGTCAAACGCTGTGGTCATCTGTTTCGCCTATTAAAAATGCTTTTGTTCCGTAGTGTGCAATGCTATTGCTTAAATCTGCATCTATGTAGATTTCAAACCCTGCATCGCCGGCAGTTTTGCAAAAGTATATATCTTCACCGCTGAGGTCTTGTGTGTCTTTGTTATACAAATATTGGTGCCAAGGCTTTTGCACATACTTGTAGACATCAATGTTTACCAACATACATCCCATTCCTACTGCAAACACAGAGTGCAATCCAAACTTTTTATCAAGGCGCTTGGATAGGTCGTCTTTGTCTAAAAATGCAACACTGCGTTGAGGCTTGAGTCTTGTACTGTATGCTGCCGCAACAATATGCAAGTTATGTTCTAATAATTTTTGTGCAATTGTTGATGGAAAATGCATATCGCTGTCTAACCAAAGTATGTGTGTTGCACCTACTTCGATAGCTTGTTCCACAAGAGTATTTCTTTGCTGTGGAATTACTGTTCCTAAATTAACTAACAAGCGATACTTGATGTTATCTTTTTGTAAAGAAGCAGTGAGGTTTGCTAAACAAACAGCAAACCCTGCATGAACAGTATCACGTGCAGGAACACATACTGCTAATTTCATTAAACAACTGCGTCAGCAAGGGTATCAACGTTCAGAGATTGTTCTGCATCAATGGTGTACATGTTTAGTTTGCGAGCTCTGATAGTTGCAATTTTTACACATTCTTTAAAATCAGCTGCCGGAAGTGCAGCCATTTGCATCATATGCTCAGGTTGAACTTTGCCGATACTGAGCAAATCTGCTGCTGCTTTTAAAGCAAACACATTAATCCAATGCAGACGATCGTCGTCTTCAGTAATGTCCATTGCATTAATTTCATTGATCAATTGATCATGCAGCGTATCAGACAACTCTAATTCTTTTAGTTTTTCTAATTTTCTTACTTTTGTAAATTCGTTGGCAAGTTCAACATTTAGTATTTCATATTTAGATTTCATATTGTTCTCCAATTTTAATATTATAATTATACAATAATTTTTATAGTTGTCAAGCTAAATTTGCTGTAGTTAAGTATACAGGAGTTGCTACTTCAACATATATTCCAGTTGGTCTGAGTTGAGTTATTGTGCTGGTTAGTGTACCTGTTACTGGTTCGTCTACGTTGCCTGAAGAACTATCGTTGAACTCTACTTTAAATATTAATTTACCACTGTCAACAGAATCAACTTTTGCATATACAACAGTATCATTTCCACTATATACGCCGCTTCCAGATTTTATCCAAATAACCTGATAACTTGTTGTCAATTCAAAGTTACCGATATTACTTGGAGATGTGCCGCTGCTGCCAGTTGTTGTGTCATAATTGAATTTAACTGTACCCATTGCTGTTAACATACTGTTCCATTCAACATACTTTGCACCAGAGCCGCCGGTTAAGCTTGCAGCAAATCTAATTTCGCCGCCTGCATTAAAAAAGTACCTACGCTGATCAGAATTACTAAATGTTACTGAAAATTCGTGGAACACTGTTTGAGGTTGTGTGCCGCCGCCCCAAGCGGTGGAGCGTTGATTGGTCAATTTTGCTTCAACACTGGCCTGTGATGCTTCAAATATATCATTCTTGTTGTTGTAAACAATATTTGTAATTGTTTCGTATTCAACATATACAGTTTCGGTAATATCAACCTGCATATTTACATTTGTTAATCCTGGGTCTGTACCAGTTTGGTGTATATAAGCATCATTTAAATCAAGTTTTAAATTTTGCATATGACTAGGATTTACATTACTTGTAGATAACAGTGAGCTAGCTAAAGTCTGGCCGTAACCAAAGTTTCCTGAGCCGTTTCCTAAAACATTAGAAATTTTTATTTGCATTTCGTTGTAACGCGAAACCGCAGTATCTAGTACGGATTGTCCACCAAACGTAGCACTCATTTGAATCGTAGTACCAACACTTATACCTAAATAAGTGCCCAGTGTACCCATTGAGATTGTGCCAGTACCGGCACCGAAATAATTTCGGATTGCACTCATTGTAATTGTACTGCCGGTTGGTGGTAAAGCCATTTGTTTTCCTATATTGTTTTATAGTAACACACTATTTAATTCTTGTCAAGTAGGATAGCCGGTAACCGGCTATCTCTGTATTATTATTTATCCAGTAGTTTTTGAACCATTGTACGTAATTCGTCTATTTGATTTTGTTGATCCTTAAACGCTTCGATAAATGCGCCGGCCATAGCACCGTAGTTTACAGTTTTAATGCCGTCTTCAGTTGTTTGCACAACTTCTGGGAAGTATTGTTCAACTTCCTGAGCAATAACACCCATGTGTCTAGTTTCGGTATCTGCTAGATCATTTCTAGTAAATGTCACACCGCGAATACTTAGTATCTTTGTTAACGGATCTGCAATTACTTCAATGTTATCTTTTAGTGTAATATCAGAGAATGCTGTTATTTCACCAGTTGCAGTAAAGTTGCCAGTGGTTCTAGCAAATGTAAATCTTGTAGTAGTAGTATCTCGTATAGAGAGATCGCCTAAATTAAGATCCATGAAATTGCCAGTACCATTGTGATACAATTCAAAATCATCACTAGTACCCAATGTTAACAAAACGTTATCGTTGAATCGTAATGTACCAGCAGTCTTTTGATCAGCGGCATCACTGCGTAAGAACTGTGTGCTGTCAATACCGTCTAGTATGTTAGCATTGACACTTGTTAATCCACTACCGTTGCCGGTGAAGCTGGTCGCTGTGACTGTACCAGTTGCAGTAAAGTTGCCAGTGGTTCTAGCAAATGTAAATCTTGTAGTAGTAGTATCTCGTATAGAGAGATCGCCTAAATTAAGATCCATGAAATTGCCA